TTGTTTTTAGCACATAGTTCAAATGCAAGATTAAATTCACCGATTGGTAGATTAGGATAATCAGCTTTCATCATCGTTGACATATAACTTAATTCAAAATCAGATGGAATACGATCACCCTTCACACCAAGTAAAACCAATCCTTTACCTATTATTTTCAATATATCCTGTGAATCCGAATCCATCATTTTTGGACTGTTCTTCGCTTTTAAGAGCAGCTGCGACTCTGCTGAATGTTTCTTCATACATTTCTATTTTAGTTGGTTTTTTAAAGTTATTGTTAAAGTTCGAATTATTTATCCAAACCGCTAACATTTTTTGTTTCCAATTTTTTACAGGTTTACCTTTTGAATCATGCCAATCGGCAACCTCGTAATAATCAAATGCCTGTTTGGCTTTCTGTATTGTACTGCCTTTCTCTAAAAAATAATCTTCAACTTCTGAAAGTGTTGGCTTTTGTATTCTATTAGTCTTTTGTATAATATTAGTCTTTTGTAATACATTAGTCTTTAGTATAGGATCACTTTCACCGAACTCGGTAAAACCCGAACTCGGTAAATCCCGAACTCGGTTATTTTCCATTTCGGCAGGTATATCATAAACAACATGATTCCAACCTATAAACCTACCTGTTTTCGGATCGTGTACCTTTACACTCAAAATGTAACCATTCTTTTGCAGGTTTCTGAATGCCTTATCTATTGAGCCTTTTTTGTCGGGTAAACTATTGTATAAATTCTGCTTATAAATAACCCAATCAGAAGGTAAACTTAAAAGAAAAGTTAACAATCCTTTCTCATCCAAACTTAATTCCCTGCACTTGATCACATCGTTTGGCAGGGTAGTAAACCTTTCTGTTGTCCTGCTTTTAATTATCTGTCCTGTATTCATAAATAAAAAACCCTAACGGGATTGGAAGTGGCTTTTCCGCACCCATTAGGATCATTAATGTTTTTAATAAATGATGAAGCCACCACCATTTTCACAAAGATACTAAATAACCTGCAATTTTGATTCGATTAATATTTTAGCCTGATTGTATTTTTCAGCAAAATCCTCATCTGTATCAATTAAATTTTTACAGGTTCTGATCGAATGTAGGATTGTTGTATGATGACCATTTGATGCCATCGTTTCGCCTATCTCTTTCAGAGTTAAATCTGTGTACTGCCTAAGCATATAAATCGCACAATGCCTTGCATCTACTACCCTTCGCCTTCGTGTATATTCCATGCAGTCAGTATTAAATACTTCATTAACTGCAAAGATTATTTCTTCAGCAGGTCTGCGTTTGTGCCTTGATACTCTTTCAATAACAGGAAACTGATCCAATAGCTTTTCAAGTTTACCAATCATTTCGTAGTGATCCTTGATGATAGATTGGATAAAATTTCTCGTAAGTGCTTTAGTTGGTTCGGTCTGTTTCAAAATGGTAAATCGTTTTTAGCTTTTTCATAAATAGTGAATTGTTCGTTCCCGAACTTGTCTTTCTTCTGACTTAAAAAGCAAACGAACTTTTTATATTCTTCGCCTTCTTTGATTGCAAGTTCTAAAAATTCGCCTTTCTTTCCTTGTTTTTTTGTCAGGTAAATTCCCTTAGCGAAGTTCGGTTTCTGTGAGTTCTGTTCCATCTGTTATTTGATTTAAAAATTTAGCTTCCTTTGTTGGGTTCTCATCCCATTGATTTAATATACTTAACATTTCTGAATATCTATCGTTTGAATACCAAATGTGATGATAAATTTTCGCCATAATAAGCATTCGTTCTTGTGGTGGTAATAGTTGATAATCGTTCATAAGATTGACATTTTCGCTTTTTCAAATGAAATTAATGTACGGATCGCATCTATCTGATGCACAGATGCAGCACAAGCCTTTTCAAATCCTGTTTTTAGCCTGTTCCAATCCTTTGCCTTTGCCTTGATCATCATGTTGAATGTTGATGCAGAAAACTTATCTAACAGTTCCAAGTTCACCTTGCATTCTATATCCACAACTTCATCAATCTTGTATTGGCATTCAGTCATGTATAATCCTGCACGTGTCATCAGAACAGATAAGTTGTTTAATCTTTCAATCAAATCTTCAGGTTCTTTTGGCAATGGCTGCTCAAGGTATTTTAGCATCCGTTGGTAATGATCATTGTACTTCTCTAACATTCTTCATTCTTTTTTTGATGTCTGTTTGTGAATAGTTTAAACCCATTGCAATCCTGTCTTTATCTTCTATCTGATTAGCTTGTAAGTTCAACAATGCCTTTTCATAATCAGCCTGTTTTACAAGTGCACCGATCCTGATTGCAAGTTGCTCTTTCTGTCTTTCTTCGTAGGTTGTATTTTCTAACAGGGTTAGCAAGTACAATCTGTTTTCTTCACCTACTTCATCAATAGCAGTTCTGTTGATAGCTTTTTCAACTTCATCTGCCGATGCAATTCCCCCATCAATACCGATGTTTGCCATTGCACAGGCTCTGCCAACTGCTGATGTTTCTGCATTCTCCAATGCGGATGTGTGGTTTACTTCCTTGTAATTGTCTGATTCGATTTCCTGTGCGTGTCCTGTGTAAATGTAATCCCGATCTGCTCCGCTAATTGTTAGCTTTGCTTTGACTACCCACATTCGCCTTTCAGCGAAATATTGATAGTCTGTTTCGATACAATACTCGTAGTGTTCATTGAGCCATTTGATTCTTTCGTGGACAGGTACGTAATCCTTTCCTTTGATTTTTACTGTGTTCATAATAGTGGTTTATTTGTTTAAGTTATAATTAATTGCCCATTTTGCACCTGTAAAAAATATATCTGATAAATCTATTTCAGTTAATTCTCTATTAAATTTGATTCTGATAGTATCTTCTGAATGATCTAATTTAATTATTTGAAATTGATCTCTAAATTGATTTTCAAAGTATTCAAGTGTTGATATTGGTATTAATAAACTATTCATGTTCATAGATTTCGTTTTGTAAAATAATTGCAAGTGAATCCAATGCACCTTCAGACATTACCTTCAGGTAATGATGAAAGGGTAACTGCCCTTTGTCATGGTTCACAAACCACCCGATTGGAGTTTTGTAAACATCTGCGATGTCATTTTTGTAAATAAAATTTCGAAGTTCTTTTTCTGTCAGGAATACATTCAAGTAATCCCCTGCGATAAACTGATAAACATCGCTTTTGATGTGTTGTAAAGTCATAATAATTGGTTTAAGACTCAAATATATAACTTTATTTTAAATCAGAAAAATATTTTTGGCATGAAACATTCAGAAAAATTCATGCAATTGTCATGTTTATTGTGCAAAAAACTGGACATTAATTCGGAATTATGCCGATTTTGTAACAAATTTCTATCATTATTTGTTACAAGATTGAGCCGATTAGGATATTTATTCGGCTCATTACAGATATTTATGGCTCAATAACGTGTTATTTATCGCCCATTTTGGTGCATTTTTGGTCGATATAAGTCACAATTCTTCTAAAAAGTGTGACATATTGCACAAAGTTGGCGGTGTGGGACTCGAACCCACATCCCACAAAACGTGAATGCTACCCTTAGATCATTTTGATTTGCACTAACCGCCTACAAAAAAAATTCCCCCTGCACTTACAAGGGGAACTTTAACCAACTATTACGAATTGCAAAGATAACTCCTAATCCTGATACAAGTAACCAAAACCACAGTTTAAACTTTTTGACATTTTGAAATTTTGTTTCAACATTATTTAACTTTTTCTTTAATTTATCCATCTCTTTCAGATGTGCTGCTTCATGGTTTTGATAGTCATTACGTAGTGTTTCTATCTCCTTTTGATGACTCATCCGCATAGATTCAATTTTAGCGGTATTCTCCTGCGTTTTAATGACCTCTTTTGTAAAAGTAATGGTCTTGCTTGGTGGACATGGAACTGCCAAAATAGTGTCCTTAAAATACATCAGGATCGTGTCAGGTTTTAATTCGATTGTATCAACAATCAATACCTCTTTAACACTTTCTTTAATCGGGTATTTTTCAGCACAGGTTTCTGCAAGTTTTCTTTCAGAAAGACATCCTGTCAGAAATAAACTAAAGATCAATAGCTTCTTCATTCTCAATAAAGTTTACTCCGTTAAGCCATCCCTTCAAATACGTGTGAAATTCTAACCCTTCAGGATTCATTACCTCAATAGGTTTAAATTCAAATTCTTGGTTAATCAGTTCATTTGCTGCTTCATTCAGCTTTTTTAACCCTTCCTTATTAAACTTGTATTCACCTTTTTCATCCAAGATAAGGTTGTTATCTTTATCAACTGAAGCATGATCAAGTCGAATTTCTTGCAGTTTTTCAGCATAAACATCATAATGCTTCTTTAACTGTTCGTGAATCTTTAAAAGTTTCTTTTGTGTTTTAGTCTTTTGATCGCCAATATTGGCAACAAGTAAAGACATTGTCAGGATTAAATCTTTGTATTGCATAAAGTTTTTTTCAAATATACTACCATTTTTTGATTGGACAGGCAGGAACTCTTGGTGAAAATATCTTTTTCTTTAATATGCACCCACAAAGATTGCAGGTTTCACCATAGAAATTATCCTGTATGTATTCACAACTCTTGCAAATTTCATACCGAATTTTGGCACGTTCAAGTTGTCCTTCTGTTGGGTTCATTGATATTGCCCAAGCAGAAACGATTTCTTTTATTTTATTCATAATTAATAAGGATCACCACCGCAAGGATCACCGCATTCAACACAACCTGAACAATCATCTTCACTATTACAACGTAAAGCAGTTCCACCTGATCCGCAAATATCTATCTGTGCAAATGCAGTATTAATTGTTGGTATTACATTTGAACAAACTCTGATAAAATCACCATTACCAAATACAGATGTTGTTACAGGTGTATCTGAATTGCATGGTGTAAAGGTAACTGTTCTTGTAACAGTATCATCATTCTGAACTCTCCAACACCAACAACCTTTCTGAAGGTTTGATTTAACAATAAGTTGATTATTTGATTTGTTAGCAAAGGCAGGATATAATGTATTAACCCATACGTGTGTATCTACATCAGATTTTGTTACCTGTTCTGCACTTGTTGTTATTGCTGATTTAAGCAAAAACACACCTGTATCAACCGCATCTTTTAAATCTGTAAATGAAACTGTTTGATTTGATGATCTACCTGACCAACTCATTTAATTTATTTTTAAGTTGTTTAATTTCAGTTTCAAGTGCTGCGATTTTTGCAGTATGCACTTGCCTATATGACAAATCTAAATATCCATCTTCTCTTAAAGTTACTGCACTTGGTATAATTCCTTGTATTTCTTGTGCTATATATCCAACCTCTATTTGTCCAAATTTTTCATAAATTTTTGCTGATACATTTAAAATATCAGAAGAATTAAAATTCTCAATATTTGTTTTTAACCTTCTATCAGAAGATTCAAAATATCCTCCTGCAACAACTGCATTACCTGCTACTGTTAAAACAAATACGTCATTACCATAAGTTGATGAATAAATATGATAAGACGATGTAGCTCCTAATCCTGCCGAAGTCCTAATGCCTGTGTACCAATTCCCTGCAGTTGGATTGTAATATCTCGTCATTGCTTCAGCATAACCACTACTTATATACAAATATTGATTACTACTGCCATTCAATATTAATGGGGTTTGACTACTACTTGTTATTGTAGTTTGACCACTCAATTGTGTACTTCCATTGACTTGCAATCTATCACCTGAATCTGCAGTTCCATTTATTATTACATTTGCTCCATCACGTTGTAAATATAATGGTCTTGTTGTTCCTGCATTATTTCTTGCTTGTATAACTGCACCACTTCCTGCTTGACCTCCAATCCTTAATTCACCACTTGCTCCACCTATAATTGTATGCCATACATCACTATTGTTATAAACATGGAGATTTGCCTGTGGGTCAATTCCATTAATACCTACAAATCCATTAGATTTTTTTATAAAAATAGAAGCACCTGTTGAACCAACTTGAATATTACTATTTATATAAAGGCTTCCTTTATTTGTCACAGCACCTTCACATCCAATTTCTATTTTGGTAGTACCTGCTTGAGCAAAATTTAAATACGCATAAGCAGATGCTGCATTAATTGTTAGGGCAGCATTACCTGCTGCTCCGTCTATTAATAAAGACTGTGTTGTTCCTCCATAACTGGCTGCTTCTAAAGATATAGTCTTTCTGCTTGCAATAGTCTGCGTTGTGTCTGTTGTTACATATGTATTTGAATCAACACTACCATCAGCCTTTAAAAATTGAGATGATGTACCATTATATTTAACAAATGATTTTGCTAATATTTCTCCATCTGCTAAACATATATATGCTTGTAAACTATTTGCACCAACAAAACCTATGCTATTTGCTTTCAATGTAGGTTGTCCTGCAACAACTAAATTACTATCGATATTTCTATGATAAATACCCCATTCTGTACTCGCACTATCTAAATATATCCAATTATCTTCTGCATTTGTTAATGAACGTATTGGAGCATCTGTTGCAGGATTTCCTATATTACCACGATATGTTGTTTTTGCAGTTCTTGCTCTTAATGTACCTGTTGTATCAAAATTAGTTGTTAAAGCACTAATATCACTTAATACTTGTGCAGCAGTTCTTGATTTTATAGTTCCACTATCAGAAACTAAAAATGCAGTTGCTGGAGTACCAAGTGCAGATATAGATGCTTTAATGCTACCTGCTACAATTGCATTACCTGCAGTCGTTAAAGCAAAAACATCATCTCCAAGTGTAGTTGAAAAAATATGATATGATGCAGTATCGGCAATACCTGCAGAAGTCCTGATACCTGTATACCAACTACCTGCGGTAGGATTTTGGTATCGTGTCATAGCTTCAAAAGCACCACTATTTATATGTAAATATTGATTGCTACTACCATTTAACAATAATGGATGGCTATCACTTGTAGTAATTGTTGTTTTACCATTTATTTGTAATGTAGAGCTAAATGTGGCTGCTTGTGATGAATTAATTGTTAATGCAGTTACATTATTTGTTGCTAAATACATTGAATTAGCACCTTCAGCATGAAGTGTTAATCCACCACTTTGATTACTAAATACATACATTCCGTTTGCTCTGTATTGACCTGTTGATGTAAAATTACCTCCAAATAAACCAATACCTGCACCCAAATCAGTTGCATTATTTGCTAAAGTAAATGTACTTACAGCACCTGTTCCTGTACTTGTATTTCTATTTCTGATGCCTGTATGTGCATTAACAGATTGTGATACATCCAAAGGATATGTGGGGTCTATATTTAAAATACCAACATACCCATTCGACTTCTTTATGTATATAGAAGCACCTGTTTCTCCTGTTTGTATATTACTATTTATATATAAACTACCATTACCAGATGTTCCGACTATACCAATCTCAAACTTACCAACACCATTTTGTGAAAATGTTTGATAAGCATATCCTGTTGTTACTGAATTTATTGTCAATGCACCATCACCTGCTGCTCCATCTATTAATAAAGACTGTGTTGTTCCGCCATAGGAAGCAGCTTGATAAGATATTGTTTTTCTTGATGTAATAGTTTGTGTTGTATCTGTAGTTACATAATTTCCTGATGCTTGTTTTCCATTTATCTGCGTCTGTATCGCACTTGTAACACCTTTCACATAGCTTAACTCGGTTAATGAAGGATATGTTGCTAATGCCAATGATGCAATACTTGTCGCACTATTCCAATAGGCTATTGTGTTAATTGTTCCGCTAAGTGCATTTTGTTTGTCATTAAACGTTGTCCAATCCGCACTACTTAAAGCACCCCTATTTGTTGCACTTGCAGTTGGTATGTTAAAAGTATGTGTGCTTCCTGATGAACTTATATTAAAATCTGTTCCACTTGTTCCTGTTGCAAAAGTTTGTGTTGCATTTGTAATGCCATTTAAACTGTTTAAGAATGTCGGTGTCCAATTATACCATTTTGAAGTTGTACCATTAAAACGAAGTAATTGTGTATCTGTCGGTGAAGCAGCAGAAACATCAGCCAAATCATCAAGGACAAGGCTAACAATTCCTGTGTAACCATTTACAGAAACAACCGCATCTGTATTATCTACCTTTCTCCAAACTGTTCCATCAAATATAGCCCAATCACCCATCTGCCAATCAGTAATCCCATCAAGATTTGTAGTTCCTGCGGTTGATACGATATAGTAATAACCTTTTATTCCTACACTTGAAGTTAAAGTTGGTGTATTTGTAGAAGCATTCCAAGTTGATTGAAATATTGATCCACCGATTAATCCATTGATCTGATTCTGTACCTTTCCAAATGCGTTTAATATATTATCAGAAGCAGTAATTGCACCTCCTGTAATATTCATTCCACTCAATACTGTTGCACGAACACGTGGTTCAGTAAAGTAAATAGCACCATTTTCAGGAACTACCGATGTGTCAAGTGTTTGGAAAGATTTATCACCTCTAAAATATTGCAAAGAAGTTCCTGCGGTAATTGCAGGTTCACCACCAAGTCCTGCAAGTGTATAAGTTGGAACATTTAAAACATTGCTTGTCAATGTTGCTGATCCTGAACTTCCTGTAACTGTTAAGCTATCTAACCTTTTTGTGTATGCGGTGTCCCATTGTGTTTGCTTTGCATTCGTAGGTAAAGAATACCCTGATGCAAATTTTATGTCAACTGTTCCTGATGATGTGATAGGAACTCCACTAACCTCGAATCCTGTTGGCACAGTTGCATTTACACTCGTAACTGTTCCTACATATTGATCATTTGATGTAATTGTAAAGTTTGGATATGTACCTGAAGTTGTTGTAGTTCCTGCACCTGTTAAACTTACAACCTGATCGGGTGCGGTATTTGTTATTGTAATCGTTCCTGATCCTGTTACAGGACTGCCACCGATGCTTATTCCTGTACCGCCTGAAGCAGCTACGTTTGTAACTGTTCCGACATTATATGTACGATCTGCACTTAAATCTTGTGCAGTTCCGTTGATTGTTATTATTCTTGATTGTGGTACAGGTGTGTAACCTAAATTTTCTTCAATGGTTTTAGCTTCCCACAATCCTGTTGTTGAATTGTAGAAAATACCATCTTTATTTGTTTTGTTGGTTGCTGATACATCATGTATCTCATCAAGTTCATAGCCATTCTGTATCTTAACCTCAATTTCTCCCTGTGTTGGATGTGCTCTGTTTACAATACCAACATAAACTAAATGGTTTGGTGCGTATTGTTTAGTTGTTGTATATCCACCTGCAACAGTTGGACTTAAATATAATTGTGTTCCTTCCGCTATTCCTTGTGTATCAAGTCCTGTTAATTTACCTGCAATTACAATATAACCATTGTTGTTATTTGTAATATCACTCTGTACAAATCCAAATGTTTGAGCAGAAGTTGGATCACTTGTTGCAATTGCCTTTGTTACTGTTGGCAAATTACCATGTGCCCCATTTATATAAACGATTGTGCCTTTTGTAAGTGTTGCACCTGTTTGATTATAAACCTCTGAAATTAAACGAAGTGCTTCCTGACTTATACTTGGGAAAGTTGCCAATGATCCATCACCACGAACATACTGTGCAGTTGTTCCTGAACCTGTAACTGTGATTGTTCCGTTACTTGTCAAAGGTGATCCGCTAACTGTAAAAGCTGAAGGCATTGCAAGTCCGACAGAAGTCAAACCTGAAGCATCAGCAGCATTAACCCATGCAGTTCCATTGTATTTTAAAACCTGACCATTTGATGCGGATGTAATTGTAACATCACCCATCTGTCCAATATTATAATCCCCTTCAGTTGCAACTATATCACCTGTTCTTCCAAATACACTTGTTACAGGTGCAGTATCAAAGTCTGACCAAGATGCGGTTATTGTTCCACCATCTTGCTGATTAAGGGTTAAAGTTTTTGTTGTAGTTCCTGAAACTTCTGCACTTGTAATTTTGTCATTGTATGCAGAATCCCACTCTGTTTGCTTTGTAGAAGTAACATAATTAGGTATGTTCAATGTCGCACCAACCAATGTTGCAACACCTGTTGTTCCTGTTGTGGTTAAAGTAATGTTATTCTGCTTTGCATTTAAAGCATTCTGAAGATCAGTTTGATTTGATAGTGTGCCTGTAATTGAACCCCATGCAGCAGGAATAGTTCCTGCGTTTACATCTATTGTTACAACTTGCTCACCTGAAACAACCTGCGTGGTGGACTGACTAACTAAATTAATATTTGTAATCTGATCACCTGCATTTATTTCGACTATCTGTTCTGTTGAATTAATGTTTGTACTCATTATGTGGTAATGTCATCTGTTACATAAAATTCACCCCAAAGGTATGTCTTAACTACTCCACTACTAAATGTTACTTGCAAGTCATATTTATAATCGCCCTGATCTAAACTAATGACTTTATTTATGATGATACTGTTGTTACTTGCACCGCCAACAGTTATGCCATCGCCTTCTGTAAGTGTTGCAACTACTGTTCCGTTGCATCCGCTTACGATCTGTATTTTTACATCAGCAGTTGATAGGTTAATAGGTGTACTGTCAAGCGTTAATGTGAACGTTTGCTGCCATGAATCACCTTTCCAAATCTGAATATCTAATTGTGCAGGTCTAAAATCACTCATAATTTATGGAATTTGACATCTGTTATTTAATGAATCTAAAGTAAGTGAAACATCAGCACGAACACCTGCAAGGTAATCGGGATCAGCTTCACGAAAATAAGTTATTGGTATGTTGATACCTGTTTCCCAATCATTTGAATTATTGCGTATTTCAGCAATTATATCTTGCATGATTAAGTTAGTATCAGATAAAACTTCAAGTGCATCTGTTTCTACCAAATGCCTATCCATTATATATATGTTTAAATTATATTGAATTTGCTTTTCTGAAATAGCTGCATCTCCTAAATCAAAAAACATTGCAGGATAAATAATATCCTGATCATCAAGTTTTTCTACGAACTCCCCGAACAGAACTGTGTTTAGTTGCGGATGACTCGTTCCGAATCCCTTGATTTGTGTTATTATTTGATTTAGTGTTAAACTCATTTTTTTTCAGATATAGTTTTAGCTTTTCTTGATTTTTTAAGTTAGCTTGTTTACTCATTCAGGGCAGCATTTTGGGTTATTACCTTGATATAATTCCTTAAATGTTCTTTCACCTTTGCAACAGTAATCATCACCAAGCCAAATGGATGCCCTGTAAGCATCGTTGTCAGGTTGGATCGCATCAATACCTGCACCGAAGTTCAAGTACAATGGATATAATGTCTGATTCTGTTTCAAATATTTAATCAATCTCTGCTTATAAAACTCTGCACGTGCCCTGTAACGATTCGCAATATCAATCAAATCTTGCATTGATGGCATATCTGTATTATCAGATGATTTACGCACCAAGCCTTTATTGTAAAATTGAAAACTCAATCCCTGTGGAAGTTCACTTAAAACATAGTTTACAAGTGTATCAGCAATGTAATCATCAAGCAAACTCTTTTCATCGCAGGTTAGATTATTGCATGAAATTCCATCTTGTAAACGATTATACAAAGCTGAACCAAGTGCAGGGAGTATGTACATATCCTGCGAAGTTTTGATTTCAGGCTTTATCAACTTCTCATCTACGTTATAATGTAAACCTGATCTTTCCTTGATAGTATCAGATGATATAAATAATATGTTTAAACTCATTTTATTTTCTTGTTACTACGTTAGCTTTCCATTGATGTCTGCAAAAATGTCTGTGCTTATTTGTATTTGGTATTGTGTACCAACCTCCACCTCTACTAAATACATCATATCCAAGTCTTGCACTCATCGCTTCTATTTCACTTCTGCTATACATTTTATCTGTTGTTACAAAGTATTTGCAGAACTCCCTTGATGTAACTAAATCTGAATCATTAAACCCCTGCCTCCACTCGTATGAATACCTGATCAGAAATTCAGTTGTTTTCGGCTTCATTGATTCAACGATCTCTGAAATTGGTGCAGTCAATTTACGTTCAATGATTATTGATTTATCATCTCCTTTACCAATAGATGTTTCAGTTGACTTCAAATATCCTTTTTCTTCAAGTATTCCGATCACACGTTTAACCGCACCCACATCTTCCTTTAAAACCTCTGCAATAACTTCAGGTGTAATCCTTTTATCTTTAGTAATCAGATCAAGTATATTTGACTGCAACTGTGTTACATCTTCAAACAGTTGTGTTTCCTGAAAGTATGCACGTTTTTTAAACACGTTAAAGTTATTTCTACTTTCCCCAAATTCATCTAATGATTTAAAATCAAAGTGTGCAGACAATGCAACCTTTTCACATTCAGGTACAGGCTGCTGATATTTATTTATATCAATACCTGCTTTTTCAAGTAACCATTCTTTAGGTGCTATTTGCAGAAGTGCTGCTTCTGTTAATTCCATTCCGATTGGTTCGGTAGGAATAATCTTTAAATCTTCCGCATAACCTGCATATCCTGCCAACATATTGAATGTTGATTCAAGGAACATTTGTTTTGCGTTTACATAAGTATTCTTGAAAATCTCATACCCATCACGCATCTCTGTTCTGCTTCCAAGTTCACCTGCTTCAGCAATACCGAATATGCTCGGTGTTGTGATCATGTGTCCGCTAAAAATATTGGTCTGTATCAAACTGTCAACCCTTCCAAAATCTTCTTTTGTAAGATCAGATTGACCAAGATCATCAATGATTGGCTTACGTGAAGCATCATTAACGAATGCCAACATATATTTTATGCCATCAGCACCTGTATATGTATTTTTAAATTTACGATGAATTACACTTTGCTCATCAGGTGAAGGTTCACCATTAGGAAGTGTGATAAGTTTACTTGCAGAAAACCCTGTTTTGGCATTACCAAGAACGTGCTTTGAAACCTCGATATCAGATTCAATATAGTTTAATGCACCAAAATACGAAGGCAAAGCATATACCTGCGACAAAGGTCTGTACTCCTTCATGTAAAGTATTTGTTTTCCCTGTGGGTTTTTAGGGTTAAAAACAGGATAAACTTTATATTTCTCTTTATTATCTTTCCAATCTTCTTTATACCAAAACTGAGTATTATCCTTATTGGTTCTGAATTTGGTATAATCACAATGCCATATTTCTGCGATTCGCCCTATTCCCCAAATAACTTCCAAATAAGCACCTCCAAACAGTTCGATGTCCAATGATACCTTTCGGGTAACATCATCCAAATTTTCGGTTCTATTTGGCTTCTTAATGAATCCTTCGCTACCTGTCCAACCATTCCCACAGATGTAATGTACCTTTGACTTTACAATCGAATTGTGTTTAGCACTTTTGTTAAAAAGTTCCATAAGATAGTTAGGATAATCATTACGATGACCATAACCGATCCATCCTTCACCTTTCTTTTCGATGTATTCAGGCTGCTTTGCTTCTGCAAATTGAACAAGTACAAATTGATTTTCTAAACTCATTGTCTTATTTTATATGTGTCAGTTGTAGAATATTCTGTATATACTTCCTCTGATTCCTTTAGCATCATAATACCGCTTTCCAAAAGGGTTAAACCTGTGGTTGTGGTATTAGTTGCACTCGTTTGCTGATATATGGAATACGTGTACTGACCATTAAGTTTACTTAAAAAATATTGATTAACATTCAACAGGAATTTATTGTACCTATCCTTATATGAAGATAAATCTTTTGCGTTAGTTAGCACAAATTTTACTTCAGTATTTGTTGACCTCTGTTCAAACACAAATAGGTAATTCGGTGAAGATATAGTTTGCTTCTCCGTTAAAGTAAAATATACATTCTGAATCTGTCCTTTTGTTAGTACTATCACAACAATAAATGTAAAAAACGTTGGATATTAACAAAAATGCCCCACCATATCGGAAGGGCATTCTTAACCATCAAACTTCACTACTTATGCACCTGCGGTTTCCAATTGTCCTGCGACAGTTGAATTAACTTCGGGTGCAAGTTCTGATTCCTGACCTGTGAAAGTCAAAGAATAACCTGAACGATCACCAAGTGCAGCACCGCTTTGAGCAGAACCGCCTGTAATATCTATTCCTTTTGTCAGTCCAAGATACCACCATTTACCATTATTGTCTTTTGCTACTGAGACTAAAAGATTCTTTGCCAATAACAGGATTTCGTTTCTTGTATTTGCCTGAAGTTTATTCAGGATGATTGTCAATTCTTGCTGATAGAAAATTGTTCCATTCTCAACAGAAGCATTAACATTCTCAACAAAACTTGATGTGCCTTTAACCAACTCATACTTGTAAAATCTCTTTCCAGACTTTTTAGTTAGAGCAGTCATAACACCACCTGAAACTGTGTAAGAACTTACATCTGATGATGCCATGAAGTAAACTTCAGTTATACCACCAAGTGAATCTTTACAGTCTAATGTGTAGCCTTGCGTTAGTGCACAGGGCATATTATTTAATTTTAATTGTTATATAAAAAGGGCAGTTTTACCTGCCCATTTATTATGCAAGGATGAACTTAACAATCTCATCAGGGAATGCGATGTTAACACCCATCTTAAATTCAGATACGAAACGTACTTGATCAGCTTCTTTTGCATAGAAGATTTCAAATTTTTCTTCTTCATTCAAAAGGTCTGTACCCAAAAAAAGATTGCTCAATCTCAAAGCGTATGCTTTATTTGTTCCGTTCAAACCTTGTACTGCAATAACTTTTATTGGTGTACCTGGCAAAATAAATTCGCTATCAGCTTTTACATCAATTGAATAATGAAACTGATTTGCATTTTTAAGTGCAACAGTATATGTTCTAAACAAATCCTGACCACAGAAAATTGCCATATCATCAGCAGCTACTACCTGTGCAGGAATTGCTTTATATATTCCATCAAAAATTGAAATTACATTACCTGCAGTTATTGAAGAAAGAGGAGCACCTGAAATAAAAGCTGCTACGTTTGAATCTACAACACCTGCTGCAGCACCAATCAACTTAACCAAACCATCAAATTTGTTAAGGTTTACGTTAGCTGATGCAGTATCACCCTGCCAAATAGCAGTTTCAAGTTGTGATGCAATTCTCTTTGCTTTCTTGTCAGCAAACTCTTGTTCGAATGGAATGCTATCATACATTGAACCAGTTGGCAAAGCCTTCTGCAAGTATTTAGCTTCCAAGTCTTTCGGACAAAGTGCTTCATTAACTTTAATTTTACCAACAGTTACAGTTCTTTGTGTGAAAGAAGTTGAACCTGATGCGTTAAAACCGCATGATCCACCTGCTTGAAAAACTGCGTCTGTGTCCATGATGTTAATGGTTTCTGCGGATTTTACTCCGACCATTACGTTACCTGCACTCTTAATCAAAGATGCAGTTTTAGCACCCAATACAGATGATGTAACCAAAAGAGCTTCATTCTGCTCTGTATAGGCTGCAAGGGTTGATACGTCAAATGCCATTTTGCTTTAGTTTTTATTGTTTAAAATTGCGTTACGATATTTATTAAGTCTTTCGAAC